AGTATCATCTACCGTGCGAAACTGAAGGGCTGGATCTTTTAAGACCGCCAGGCTTCGTGGGGGAGTTAACAGAATGGATAAACAGCCAGTGCCTTTTCAGGCGTGAAAACCTCGCAGCGGCGGTGGCGATCTCCACGGTGGGAAATATAGGTGGTTTGCGTTTTAAGGATGTGCGCGACGATGTGACAGCCAACACCATATTTCTGTGCGTCGCTGGCTCTGGTACAGGCAAAGAGGCGATACTAAACGCACAAACAGAACTCATGGGGGCGGCGGGAATAAACGCGGCTATTCATGGAGCCATTAAATCAGAGCAGGAGATGGTAAGAAACATTCTCCGGCATCAGGCGGCTTATTATTTAATTGACGAGATAGGGTACATAATCAAAAAGCTAAGAACCGGAACGGCTGACTATTTAAAGGGGGTTATCCCCACAATAATGAGCATGTACACCAAAGCGCGAAGCAATTTTCTTATCTCCGGGGACTTAAAGGAAGAGATGCGCTCTGCGCTGCAAAACCAGCTATCAGCGGCACAAAACAAAATAGACGGGAACGAAGACCCACACGGGCATTATGCGAGGCTTGCGGAGTATCTAAGGCATGAAGCTATCCCTTCCATTGATACGGGGATAAAGGAGCCGTTCCTGTCCATCATGGGTTTTACAACGCCCGTATCCTTCCATGAACAGATAGACGCTGAATCCGTGATGAATGGGTTTATCAACCGCTCTTTTATCATTCAGGAAAGGGAGACAAACCCGCGCCCTAAATACTTGGGCGGCTTCATAAGACCGAACCTCCCCAGCAGCATCAAGGCAACTCTTCAATACCTATATTCATCCGAGTTTGAAACGGCATACAAAGACACCCGCATCTCATACTATGGAGAGCGTACCCCGGTGGATACGACGGATGAAGCGTCAAACTTGCTCACAGAGGTGGCGGAACACTTCTGGACGATGGGAGAGCAATACAAAGCTGAAAACGGGCTTGAGGCGTTATGTAGGCGCGGTTATGAGATGGTGGCTAAAATATCCTTTATTCTGGCAATACCTGGAGGGGTGAGGGAATATGAGCATGTACGGTGGGCGTTCAAGTTTGTGCTGCGCGATATTGAGCAGAAAGCCTCTCTTGCGTCCATGAATATAGAAGACGAAATGTCGACGGAAGAGGGAGCAGGGAAAATATTAGCGAAGAAAATCATGCTTGCAGTATCAGAAAACGGGGAGACAATATCCACCATTGATAGGCGAGTGGGCAAAAAGTTTGAGAGAAAAGACACCCAAAAGATGCTTGACCATTTGGCAGATAAGGGGGAGATAGAAAAATTTGAACATGAGTGGCGAGGGAGGAAAAGTATCAGGTACAAAATTAAAGAAAACTGAATGATTAAATTAGCCCCGAAAGGGGCTTTTTTTATGTCTGGCATTTTGCAATATGCGTTGCAAAATGGGTTCAAAATGATTGCAAAATGAAATAGATAGAATATTCTTTTTAGTGAAAATTTCAGAGCATTTTGCACGTTGCAACGCATTTTGCACGGTGTTACAAAATGTATAAGTGTTTGATATATTTAAGGAAAAAGAGGTACTGCGGGGGCATTTTGTCATTTTGCAGATTTCCCAAGATAGATAGACACAGAAGGTACAAAAACAGGGGTAAAAGTATATAAAAAATAGCCGAGAGGGGTAGTACCCTTACAAAATGTCAAAATGCTTTTTTTACCCTAGAGATATCTATATCTAGAGTATTATTTATAATACTAAAAATATTATTTATGATTATATCATAGGGGTAGTAATGAATTAAACCTAATTTATTAAATAGCGGGTCGCTAAAAATAATCTTGACATGTTATTCAGTAAAGTATAGATTGAATAAAAACAACACAGGAGGGATAAAATGTTTAAGTTTGAGATTGTCGCAGCAAATGAAATTGGAGTCCCAGAACCGGACAGCTCTAAATGGCCGTTTAGGGACATGGCGCAAGGCCAGATGGTAAGGTATCCAATGGGGACAGAAGAGGAAAAAGAGATAGCCAGGAAAGCACAGAGGTATTCTCATTCATATGGAAGGCGAACAGGGAAAAGGTTTTCTACGAAAGCGGCTGAAACAGACGGTAAGAAATACATGTACATCAAGTATTCATATTAAATGCAGACAAAACCAACAAAACACCGCCCACAATCCAAAAAACACCCCTAACCCACACCATCATAAGGGTAAGGGGGTTTGGAGGGCTTAGAGGGGAAATTTGAGAGGGGATAGAAAATGGCGAAAAAGGCGAAAAGAGCAAGGTCGAAAACTGATAAGGTGGTTTATAGTCAGTTAGGTTGGCACGAAATGGAGTTGAAGTCAGTCCACGCAAAATCAATAAAACTACACGGAGAAGATAAGCTAAAAGACTTTAAAACATACTATGATTTTTTGGTTAAATATCAAGGTGTAGAAAAAAACTATGTGATAATGGGGGACTTTTTAACGTCTAAAGCTATTGTTGAGAGTAGGTATGCCAGCATTTATGTTAAAAACGAAAGCATATTAAACTTTCTGGAAAACTCAGAAATTAAGCAGTCTGATGAAAAGGCTATATTTTCAGCAATAGGTAAAATAATAGAATTATATGAAGGGGGTTTGTGTATTAATCTTCCAAACCGTCAAAAAAGTATAATAGTAAATTATGCGAAGTTTGGCGGCGAAAAAACAGGAAACATAGATGTAAATTTTCTTGCAATATCTATGGGAGAGGAAATATATGAGTTTGGATTTAAGTCATCCGGCAATAAAGATATAAATTTTGTCAAAAAAAATAGCAAAGAAACGTGGAACACAGTAATAAATTTAGGCTATTCGGATTATCGTGTTGAAAGGGTGTTGACATACGTGCGCACTGCGCATACAATGAGTATCAAGAGTTGAGGAAAACAATTCTTCCGATCCGGCGGAACCGGAGACCGAAAGGAGAACATCATGGAAACCATCACTGTAACCAACCCTTGGACTGGCAACGCTTCCGAAAAGCCTGTTACCGAAGTAATGACTTCTATCGAGACATTTGCCAGTGCGGAAGAGTGCGAAGCGGTCAACGCTGATTTTGTAGGTGATACCGACAAAGAGTGGCTGGAAAGCTTTGCAGCTATTCACGGCGATAACCGCCTTTCAGAAATCGCTTTCAGCTAACCAGGTCAGCCGCCCTACGGGGCGGCAACTACCATGAAATCATCCACATCAGTTATCCATTTCGAAACCCGGAGGGACAACAAAACCCGCTGGGTTAAACAGGCCCAGCTTGAGGGCGGCAATCTCGTTGACTGGATTACCGACACCCTGAATCAGCGTTGCTATGACTACAACGTCCGGGCCATCCGGACGCGAGAGAATAAACCTCATGAAACGCTGACTAGGGATCTGGCCGACATGGAGCGCACTTATGGCCTACTGGTGGAGTACGTCCGCCCAGACGGGAGGAAGCCCGGCTGGTATGAGATCAGAGACTGGGGAGTATTAGATGAGCAGCGAATCATCGAACAATCCGGCACCAGAAGAAGTGACATCCCTGCGAACAGCAATTCAAAAGCGTGACGACTTAGGCATAACTGCCGCACAAGACCGGTGCGCCGAAATGCTGCACACCAGCCGCCGTGCATGGCAGCAATGGGAGCGCGGGGAACGAAAGATGCACCCCGCATTTTGGGAGCTGATCTCCATCAAATGCGCAATGCACACCACATCGTCAGGCGTATCAACACGTTAATCCGAATAGCCTAAATTTATTGCTCTACATGGACTGCTTCAAAGAATGCGTAATTGACGGAGTGCCAGACATTATCTGTAAAGGTGACGAGGCGAAACGAAAAAAGACCATAACGCTGCATAAGGATATCGAAGAAGTATCACGCCAGGCACAGATAACACCGCACATGCGGCGCGGGCATTTCAGGTTTTTACAGTCTGATAGATATGTGAATGCGAAAGGCAAGACGGTATTTGTTAAGCCCACGATGGTGAAGGGTAAAGCTAAAACGGTAATTGAGTATTAGAGGGGAGAACATGAACCAACAAGACTTAAAAAACCTAATCCACCGCCTGCAATACTACAACGAGTGGCGCAGAGGTGCTGATACGGAGATGCCACACCCTAAGCAGATAGGGGCGGATATTGATGCGGCGGTGGAGGTGTTGAGGGATGTTGAGAGGGGGAAGAGATGAATAACATAATCAGTTTTAGCGGCGGCAAGGACAGTACCGCGATGGTCTTAGAGATGCTTGAGCGCGGGGAAAATATCCACAGCGTTGTAGCTTTTGATACCGGTTGGGAGTTCCCCCAGATGCTTGAGCATTGGGAAGAGTTTGAGAGGTATACGGGGCTTGAGATTGTGAAGCTGTATCCTAAGCACGACTTTACCCATTCGCTTTTTACCCGGGAAATAAAAAAGCGTGACGGCACAACTAGAAAAGGCAACGATTGGCCTACACCTATTAGGCGTTGGTGTACTAGAGAAAAGCTCGACTCAATAGACAAATACATGCGCCAGTTTGAAAAGCCCGTGTCGTGTATCGGCTTTGCAGCCGATGAACAGAAAAGAGCAGCGGGGCAGACAGTAAACGCAAAAAAATATCGAGTTAGGTTCCCGTTGATTGAATGGGATATTGACGAAGCACAAGCCCTGCAAATCTGCAAGCGCCACGGGTTCACTTATGGCGGATTGTATGAGCATTTTGACCGTGTTTCATGCTTCTGTTGCCCGCTTCAAAGGATTGGAGAATTGCGCTCGCTTAGAAAGTATTTCCCGGAGCAGTGGAACCAGATGCTTGAGTGGGAGAAAGGTGCAGAGCATACACATGGATTCAGGGGTTATGACTCAGTGCATGACCTAGAACGAAGGTTCGCCGAGGAAGATAAACAGGGTGAGTTATTTGGATAAACTAAAGAACACTTGCACCCCAACACATAATATGCTAAGTTGGAGGATGAGGAGGGTATATGTAAATGGCAGCTAAGAAGAAAAACCCGGTTGGAAGACCGACGAAATATAATAAGGAGATGCAGCGCCAGGCTGACGAGTATGTTACATGCTTTGAATCGCTTGGGCACGCTGTGCCTTCCCGCGCTGGACTATGCTGTTACCTCGGCATTGCGAAGTCTACGAGTTACGAATGGGAGCAAACATATCCTGAATTTTCGGACTCTTTGGCATATATAGACGTTATGCAGGAACATTGCACCGTAAATGGTGGGCTGAAAAACGAGTTTAATTCAACCATTGCTAAACTGATTCTATCCAACAACCACGGATACAGCGAGAAAACACAGCAGGACAATATCAGCACCGACGGCTCAATGTCACCAACCCGCATAGAGATAGTGGCTCCCGATGGCGACGGCACAGATTAAATTACCCCCTAAACTGATACCGCTTTTCACCCATAAGCGTGGTGACTTGCGGTATCGCTGTTCCTACGGTGGGCGCGGTTCTGGTAAGTCATTCACCTTTGCCAAGATGGCGGCAGTGTGGGGGTACTCTGAAAAACTCCGCATACTCTGCACTCGTGAGATGCAGAACAGTATCAAGGAATCATTCCACGCAGAACTAAAGAACGCCATAGCATCCGAACCGTGGTTAGAGGCGGCGTATGATGTGGGAGTTGATTACATACGCGGACACAACGGCACAGAGTTTATCTTCCGTGGGCTGAGGCATAACCAGGGTAGTATCAAGTCACTGGCGCAGATTGATCTGTGTATCGTTGAAGAAGCAGAAGACGTACCAGAATCAAGCTGGGAGATACTAGAGCCGACCATCCGCGCCCCCAAGTCTGAGATATGGGTGATATGGAATAGGCGCTTACGCGGTAGCCCCACAGACAAACGCTTTATTCAAAGCAAACCACCGCGCAGCATGGTTGTCGAGATGAATTTCAATGATAACCCCTGGTTCCCCCCCGAGTTGGAAGAACAGCGCATACACGCCCAAGATGTTATGGATGATGCGCTGTATCGCCACGTGTGGGAAGGCGAATATTACGAGCAATCAGACGCGCAGGTTTTCGCGGGTAAATATAAGATAAAAGATTTTAAGCCCTCCGACGCATGGGACGGTCCGTACTTCGGCGTTGACTTCGGTTTTTCACAAGACCCAACTGCGGCGGTAAAGGCGTGGGCGCACAACGGCGATCTCTATATCGAGTATGAAGCCGGACAAGTAGGGCTCGAGCTGGACGACACGCCCCAACATCTAATTGACAGAATCCCAGGCATTGAGCGAAACACGGCAAGGTGCGATAACGCCAGGCCGGAATCAATCAGTTATCTAAGGCGGCACGGTATCCCCCGCGCCATTGCTTGCAAAAAGGGGAAGGGTAGCGTTGAGGATGGCGTTGAATTTATCAAGTCATTTAAGACGGTCTACATCCACCCTCGCTGTAAAGAAACAGCGCAAGAGTTCCGGTTGTACAGCTATAAGATTGACAGGCTGACGGGGGATATATTGGATGTGATAGTTGATGATAACAATCATTATATCGACGCACTTAGGTACGCCCTGGAACCTGCCATGAAGAACACCAAAAAAATCAAAGTGAAAGGCCTATAAAATGCCAATTACCCAAACTCACCCTGATTATGATAGATATCTCCCAAAGTGGGAGCAGATGCGCCACTGCATAAGTGGTGACGTGATTTACTACCCACACCGGTACCTACCATCCCCCTTCCTTGACGATAGCGAAACCAGATACACTAACTATTGCCTAAGAGCGAGGTATTACAACTTTACCGGGCGAACCGCCACACTCCTTCACGGGCTTATCTTCCGTAATGAACCCGCTATGCAGCTGCCTGACGGTCTGGAATATCTCAAGAACAACGTAGACGGCAACCAGACCACACTTGTGCAACAAGCAAAGATGGTCGGTCGCGAGTTGATAGGACCTAGTCGGGCGGGGCTGCTTGTGGATTATCCGGAGGTGAAGGAAAACATCACCAACGAGCAGAAACAGCGCCAGGGGATAGCGGCACGGATACAGGTCTATACAACTGAGAACATCATTAACTGGAAGATCACCCCGCGAGGTAGTACAGAACTTGTTGTGCTAAGGGAAGAGGTAGACGACACCGTTTCAGATATCTACTCGCATAATACCGAATATCAGTACCGCGAACTCAGGATGATCGATGGAGTTTATCACCAGCGTATTGTTGATAACACGGGCGAGCAGATCACGGAATACTATCCAGTGCTTGACGGGTTCCGGCAGACGTTTGATTACATCCCGTTCTACCCGTTGGGCGTGACGGATAACGACTTGAAACCTGACGAACCAGCGCTCTACCCCTTGAGCGTTATCAATATCGGACATTACCGCAACAGCGCCGATTATGAAGAGATGG